TGCTATCTGTTGTTGGATTTGAGGATTTTGTTGCGCCATTTGTTGCATTTTTGCAATTTCTTGCATTTCTTCTCTAAACTCTAATTCAATTTGTTCTTGACCCATTAAACTTATGTGCTCCATACAATTTTTTTGTACTGCAGCACTGATCACAGGTGCATTTTTTGCTAAATTAGTTGCTAGAAAATTTAAATGCGCTGTCATGTGTGCTCTATGGTCTTGTCCAGGGAAAGCTTGAAATGGTTTTGAACCCATTGCTGCAATATGTTCTAATGCAGGGTCTAACGGTGCTGGTTGTTGTGGTTTAATTAAAATCGAATCTATATTTTTTACACCTAAGGCCTCATACATATTTCTGTATACTTGATATTGGTTATGGAGTTGAGGATTAGAAGTGGCTAATTGCATTTCTGTTTGTGCAATAGATATTCTTTGTGTCTGTGAAAATATATTGGGGTCTGCAACAGGTATAATATCAACTCTGTCGTCAAAGTCAGTTTGTTTAATTTGATTTTGTCCACCAACAACATCATAAGGATATTCAGGAGGTAAATAAGTTTTAAATACTCTTGCAAGTATTCCAAATTCTTTTTTCATGGCAGCATACAATCTTTTATGTACAGCTGACATTACTCTAGATCCTCTTTCCAACATAGCTACTGTCGTGCCCACTGCTGCTTGTTGATTCCCGTCTCCTACTTGCAGATCGGCAATCGATGCAAATCGTTGCCCTGCAGATACCACGACACCCATAAGTGATAATAAAGTTTGTGAAGGTTCCTTAAATGGTAAAGTCATAAATGCATCTTTTAGGTTTCCACCAGGTGCATCCACATCTCTAAATTCTCCAGGTTGAATTGATTGAGCCTCGTCTCTCATTTTAATACCACGCATCTTAAATCCTGCGGGTAAATTAGACAAGGTTCCAGCGTCGAGTAATTGTCTTAGAGCAGCTGTTGCTGTTCTTGATAGTCCACCTATCATATGGGTTAAACCAAAACCGTAAAACCCTAGTCCTGGTAAAAATTTAAAATGAACAAAATAATTTATTTTTTTCTTCATCATATCTTCTGCTTCATAATTTCTTCTAATAGATAGAACTTTTCTTGTACCTTCCTCTAAGGTTACAATGTATGGAAGTTTAATTCCTGTAGGTGTTTCATCTTCACCTAGATCTTCAAACCCTTCTAAATCTAAATCAACATGGCATTCTAAAAGAGTAAACATTTTTTCATCTCTACCTTTAGATGTTCCTTCTAGTTCTCTTTCAATTTTTTCTGATTGAGATTCTTCCATGTAAGATGGGTTGACTTCTATGTCTCTATAAAATCCACCAACTTGTTGTTTTCTTAATTCGTTTTCTGTCATACGTACTCTGTGTATTATAGACTCGCAATCGTCTAAAGATGTTGCGGTGTAAGGTACAACAATATCTTCAGCTGGAACAAATTTTGATACAGCTCTTTGCATAATTTCATCGTAGTAAACTTTTTTAAATGCAGACCCTGCAAGTGGTAAATAAAATAACATTTGATCAAACTCAGCTTCATACTCTTCCATCTTATCCATTATTTGATAATTCATGAATTCTTTTACTCTTTGTGATTGAGCTTCTTTGTCAGGCGTAGGCATTCCTAAAATTTGAGTTCTGACAGGGCCATCTGCGGGTAATAATTCTTTATAAGCTAATGCTTGAAATTGTGTGACAGCTTCTGCTAGCACTGGGTGAGTTACACCACTAGCTCCTTTAAAAGGTTCTGTTCTATCGTCGTAATTAAAACCTAGAAGTTCTAACCCTTGTGTGTAAGTTTTTTCCCAATCTTTTCTAGAAGATTTATAGTCAGAATAATTTTGTGACATTTGACTTCCTAAAGGATCTAACACATCGTCTGGTAAATATTCTGCTAGATTTGAAAAATGGTTTTCTGTACCTTCAAGATTAACTTTTGAAGGATCAAAATTTATGTCAACGCTGCCGTCTTCGTTCTCTTGAACTTCAACAGGGCCTTTGTCACTTTGGACTCCCGTCTCTTGTTCAAACTCTACTTGTAACTCTTCCTCACTAGGAATGTTAACTTCTTTTCTTACCTCGTTGGGTAAAATTTTGTCTATTGCCATTTAATTTCTCCGGTATTGTTACAGTCTTAACAGTATTATATTGAATATTCAAGCCTTGTGGTGTTGGACCTTTTTTTGGTGGTGGACCTGATTTTTTGCCAAGTGCCATTAAAGTTTTAATATTTGAGCTATCCCGCCGCTCGCCATTCCTACCCTGCCACCAGACTTTTTGCTATCTCTCATTTCTGCTAGAGCCAAACTTATTGCTGATTGAATATCCATGTTAATACTCATTTCGTCTACAAGCTTATCAAATTTTTTTTGTTCTGCAGCAGAACCATTTTTTAAATATTGTTTTGCGTAGCCGGGCATTACTTCTTGCCACCCGCTCCTAGTGGCTTTTCTACACGACCACCTTTATTCATTTCCTTAGGTGCAAGAACTTCTTCCATAAAAAAATCAAATTCTTTTTTGCTCATATCTTCGCCTTTGTACATTTCCATTATCACAGATTTAATCATTTGATTTTTAGTTGTTGCATCTAATATAGCTTCATCTTCTACACCGTCGTTTATAAGCGCGTTAAGCACTGATCTGTTCTTAGATTCACCTGGTTCGGCGATAGCTTTAATTGTTTTTAAAGGGTTGTTAGTTTCTATTATAGTTGTTCTTTCTACAAGATCTCCTTGATCAGTGTCCTGAACATCTTTCTTTAATTTTTTGTCACTTACCATGTCCATGATTTTTTTAATTGGGTTTGCCATTAGTAATATGTCCTTTTAATTTTAATAATTTTTTCGTCTTTGTAATCTTCTGGGTGAGATAATAATCCTCCCTGTCTAAAACGCATGACAGCTTGAGTCATACTATCGACTAAGTCATCATGATCGCCATAGGGAAACGCTGCGCACTCCTCAATGACCTCCTCAGCAAATTTTCTCTCAGGAGCCCATATCATACCACTTTCAAATAAAGGTGCAACAGAATTAACTCTAGTGTGTTTGTCATTTCCTCTTGATGGTGTGTAGTTGACTACTGGTATTCCCATAGCTCTAAGCTCATAGGTTAGTGGTAGTCCACTAGCTTTGGCCTCAACCAATACCGTCTCTGGCTGCCAGTAATCATATTGCTCTTTAGCAACACGACGTAGTTCTGGAAACTCGTATCTACCTTTTAATGAATCTATTAGTATCAGTTGCTGGGGACTATCCTCATTCTCTCGAAACACGCCCCACGTTGTAATAGCACTGTAATCGGCTGTTTCCTTTTTCATAAACGCTGTGTCATAAGATTGTATAATATGTTCTAGTTGGGGCATTTCATCTTTCTCCCAAACTTTCCACCACTCACGTTTGATAATAGCACCTTCCTCAGATGTAGGGTTTTGCATCCATTGTGCGTTCCATTTAGAAACTGATAGCGATGCTTTTACTGCTTCTAGTTCTTGAAGTTTCCAATATCCAGGCCAGACTGGTTCACCGTCAGATAAGATAGCTGGAAAATTGATTAGTTCCCATTGATCTGATTTTGCTTCCTTCTGATGTTTTAATAATTGTCCTGTTAGATCTTTGGTATTCCATCTTGTCATAACCACAACTATCGCTCCACCAGGTTGTAATCTTTGACGAGGTCCTGATGTATACCATTCGTAAGCTCTTTCCAAGGCAGTCATGTTCATTGCGTCTTGCTCCGAGTGTGGATCATCAATTATAAGTAGATCAGCTCCACGACCTGTTATTGCTCCACCAACACCAGATGCAAAATACTCACCTCCTTGTGCTGTCTCCCATCTGCCCGCTGCCTGACTATCTTCCCTTAATCTCGTCTCAAAGACTTCTTTGTACTCAGGAGAATCCATTAGTGTTTTAGCTTTACGACCGAATCTAATTGCTAGTTCCCCGGTGTGAGTTGTTTGAATAATTTTTAATTTAGGCGTTCTTCCAATCATCCAAGCGGGTAGCAAGGAGCTAGCGAACTCTGACTTTGTATGTCTTGGTGGCAT